TACCCATAGCGTGCCATGCTGCAACAATTTTGGAATCAAATCAAATCAAATTTAATTTAAAGCGCCGGTTCTATTTCCGGCAAAAAAAAAAAAAAAAATTCCCGCCTTTTTCCCTGCCAGGAAAAAAATCAAACCATAGGATGGCTGTTACCGAAGTGGGGCACTACTATATTACCCCCACTTCGGTCCCAGTCCCAACTGGTACTATTTAAGCAGGTAACTTACCCCCCCTCTCACTCAAGTGCATGGATGGCATACAAGAGGAAATATCGCAAGTACAAGAAGTTTTATCGGAAGAGTCGTGGGAAGTACAATCAGGGTCGGAAGAGTTTTCAAGCTCGTGTTCGGAAAGCGATTCTGAAGGCTGCGGAGACGAAATACCTGATGTCAAGCGCAGAAAGCACAAGTCTTTACCATGATCGGGGTACTAGTTCTGCTGGTGCTACTACTACTAATGAGGGTGCTCTCATATTCAATCCGTGGTATAGCATTACTCGTGGTACTAGCATTTCTAATCGTATCGGTGATGAAGTCATTGCTCGTGGCATGGCTCTTCGCCTTATGTACTTAACAACAAGTGATCGTCCCGCTCAGTTTGTTCGGATTATTATTGCGGTTATTCCTAAGACTTCTGGTACAACTGTTCATGATGGTTCCAATTATGATCTCATGGATTCTGCTGGTTCCAACGATACTGTGACTGGTATGGTCAAGCGCGAAGGCGTCAAGGTTCTCTACGACAAGACTACTACTCTAACAGTCCAAGGTGTCAAGGCTGTTCCCGTAACTGGTGACAATCGGTTATTCAAGAAGCTCTATATTAAGTCTAAGAAAGGAAGTAATCTTAAATGGCAACAAGACGGTACTCTTGCTAACAAGCCTGTCGGTGTTTGGGTTATCCCCTATGATCAGTATGGTTCAATCCGTACAGACATTTGTGGCTACATTTCCTACACATACAAGCTCTACTTCAAGGACGTTTAAGTCAATTTTATTACGTTGTAACGATCCCCGCTCCACTTGGAGTAATCGGGTTCAAAGTTCGCAAAGAAAATCACGTGTGGCACTTGGAAGATTTTGGTCACACTCTGGTACTTCCCACTCAATAGGACCCCATCCTTCAAGTCCTCCGCCAGTCCATAGAGACCATCCAGGTGGTGCTTCCGGTTCTTCTCCTCCTCGTCCGAGGCTGAGGTCCTCGAAAGGTTTATCACAACAATCTTGGTCGGCTTCTGGGCAAAGATATACGCCAAATCGGCTTTTTTCCCGTATGTCAGATAGCATGCGTCCTTCATCGCCAACAAGTACTTCGCCATCCACGACTTCCCCATGTTCCCCACATCCTCCCAAATCCAATGAATCTTGCGGGGACACGCTGTCTCTTCGCAGACATCTAGCAAGGCCTGCTGCCAGGGCCTGAGCACAGATGATTCGTACTGCAGCCTCAATGTGTTGAGTTGCTTCATGGAGTCCCTCGCCTGCACCCGTTCTTTAATGAATTGATGAAATCTAGCTGCTGTGTCAAACTCTGCCTCTGCAATCTCCTCATAGCTCTCACCATTTACAATGCGTGCTTTCACTGCCTCTAAGTCACTGCGCTTGCCTTGTGACTTTTCCATCGTTCCTTTGATCGATGCGTTAAATTCTCCAGCTTCAAAGAAGTTACCATCTTTTTTGCAATACTCCATTGCATTAGTAGCTGTTCGCTGCTGCGGTGTTACAAATACTCCTAGCTTGCTGTGGAATCTATCCTTGTTCTTTTGGTTGCTCTGTAAGTAACCTTGGAGGTGAGGAGTCCCCTGCTCTCCTACTTCACGTCCATAGACTATGTACGTTACACCCACTTGTCCAATAGCTCCTTGTAATTTTAGCTCATGAGCAGGAGCATAGTTGTTCAAAGTAAAGGCATACCCATAGCGTGCCATGCTGCAACAATTTTGGAATCAAATCAAATCAAATTTAATTTAAAGCGCCGGTTCTATTTCCGGCAAAAAAAAAAAAAAAAAT